GATACAAAAAGCTGCTGAAAGTTTAGAGGGCGGTGGTTTTACAGGTAGCGGTGTTAGAGCAGGCGGTATAGATGGGCGTGGTGGCTTTCCTGCAATATTACATCCTAACGAAACTGTTGTAGATCATACAAAAGGTCAGGCAATGGGTACTACAGTAAATTTTAATATCTCTACAGTAGATGCGGCAGGTTTCGATCAACTCTTATCATCAAGAAAAGGATTAATAACTAGCATTATTAATAATGCTATGAATAATCAAGGAAAAATGGGAGTTGTATAATGTCAGGTCAACTACCAACAACAGTAAATTTTAGAACCTTACAATTTCAAGATAATAGACCAACATTAGTCAATCAAACTTTATCAGGTAAAAAACAGGTCAGACAAATAGGTTCACAATACTTTTCATTTACAGTTCAGCTACCAGCAATGAAGCAAGAAAACGCTATGGCTTACTTTGCTTTTTTACAAAAACAAAAAGGAGCTTTTGAAGATTTTACTATTGCAGCTCCGTTAGATAATTTAGGAGCAGGCAAAGCAGAAACAGACATATTAGTAAATGGATCACATTCATTAGCTGATGCTTCTATAGCTTTAGATGGATTTACCGCAAATCAAACAGGTGCATTAAAAGCAGGTGATCTTATAAAGTTTGCAAATCATTCAAAGGTGTATATGGTGCAATCAGATATAGATTCAGATAGTGGTGGTGCATTAACAGTTTTAATTAGTCCTAATTTAGTAGCTACTCTTGCAGATAATGAAGCAGTAACAGTTAATAAACCACAATTTACAGTTTATTTAGAAAATAATGAAATTGTTTATTCTACGGATGCAAGTGGTTTATACAGTATTTCATTTGATGTAAGAGAGGTTATTACCTAATGCCTAGAAGTTTATCTACTGCTTTACAAACGCAAGTATCATCAAGTGCAACCAAGACAGCTTTTTTAGTAGAGTTGCAATTATCTAGTACTATACGATTAACAGACTGGTATTCTGATGTCACTTACGATTCTGAGTCTTATGAAGCAGGCGGTTCTTTTCTTACAGTTGATGCAATAACTGAAACAGGTCAATTAGAGGTTAATGAAATTAACATAGCTTTTTCTAATGTAACAGATCAAGTTAGAGCATTAGTGCAAACAGGGGCTTTTACTGATAAAACAGTTGAGGTGTACCTTGCATACTTTGATGCTAACGATGCAATAGTTGGAGCTATAAACTATTTTACAGGCCAAATTAGAAATGTAGCGATCAATGAAAATATAGATAATAGTGTTTTAAGTATTATTGTATCTTCGCATTGGGCTAACTGGAACTTAACAAAAGGTAGGCATTTCTCTGATGAATCGCAACAAGCATATAGTTCAGGTGATAAAGGTTTTGAATTTGCAACGCAAGTCAAAGAAGATGTTAGGTGGGGTAAATAATGGGTTTTTGGGGTGCAGTTGCAAAATTTTTTATAAGTATTGGATCAACATTTGGTGCTACAGGAACATTAGGTAACGTAATTGCAGGTATTACTGGTTTTTTAAATGTAACAGCACTTGTAGTTGGCGTAAAAGGTTTTATGCAGGCACGTCAAATGCTTGCAAAAGGTCAAGACATACTTTTAAACAAGACAAGTGCTGGTGGCAAAATACCGCTTATCTATGGAAGCAGAAGAGTAGGTTCACAAATTGTTTATATGGATGTTAATTCTAATGACTCTAGGGATTTGTATGTTGTCTATGCTTTAGCAGTAGGCGAGTGTGAAGAGATACTAGGACAAACAATAGAACTAGATGGAACGCCATTAACTGATTCTGCTAGATTTAGAGATGGCGGATATATAGGAACAGATAAAATTGCTTCAGGTAATGGTTCACTTAATACAGTTTCACAAAATGGAACAGGTATTAATGCGGGAGCTGGCGGTTTTGGAACTTCACCAACATCAAAATATAGATACGTTATGAACCTACATCATGGAGCAGCTTCACAAAACGCTGATCCTATGTTAGTTGCATCAATGTCTAACTGGACTTCAGCACATAAACTTAATGGCATTTGTTATATAGCAGCACATTATGGTTATGACAAAAAAGGTATATGGTCAGGTGTTCCACAACTTACAGTTCAAGTAAAAGGCAAAAAAGTATTTGATCCAAGAGATAATAGCCAAACATTTGGCAACGTATCTACCTATACATGGTCAGACAATCCAGCTTTAACCTTTTTAGATTACATTACAAATGATGAATATGGTAAAGGTATTCCACAATCTAAAATCAATACAACCACATTTTCTACTGCTGCTAATACTGCTGATACTTTAGTTGACAATCCATTTTACAACGGATCAGCAAAAACCTTTTCTTGGAGTGGTGTTGCGGGTAATAATTTTATAACAGTTCAAGCAAGTCAAACAAATGGCACGCTTAGATGGTGGAGTAATAAGGTAGGTGAGGTATTAACACTTACTGATGCAAGCGGGAATACTGTCGTTAATGCTTTACAAATAACCGCAATTCAAAGATATAGGGCTTATGGTGGATCAATACAATTACGAATATATTTTAACGGAACTCTACCAGCAAGTTATTCTGTTCAAACAGGAACATCTTTAGCAAAAGTAAAGCGGTTTCATTGTAACGGGTATGTAGATACAAACAAAAACGTCATGGACAATGCAAAAGAATTGCTTGCTAATATGCGGGGAGTATTGCTTTATATTAATGGTCAATACGAATTAAGTATTGAAGATACTGGTTCATCTACATTTACTATAACTGACGATCATGTAATACAAGATGCAGGTATCTCTGTTGATTATGGCAACAAAGACAAAAAAGCTAACAAGGTTATAGTTGAATTTTTTAATGGCTCAAAAGATTATGAATTAGATACTGCAACAGTTTTACATTCAGCAACAACAGATGCTAATGATTACACATCTGATGATGGCAATGAGGTATTAGAAATAAAAGCAGAGTTTCCATACATTTCAGATCATTATATTGCTTACAATATGGCAAAAGCTATTTTAACAAGAAGCAGGTATCAAACAACAGTTCAGTTTTTAGGTACGCCTGAAATGTATAAATTAAATGTAAATGATATTGTTACTTTAAGTTATACAGGGTTGGGTTTTTCAAGCAAGGTTTTTAGGGTAGAGGGTTTAGAGCTAAACCCAAATGGTTTAGTTGCAGTAAGTCTTATAGAATACTTTGATGTCTATACATGGACTGTTCCACCGCAAGAGCCTTTAGAGGAACACGCTGATTTACCTTCTGCTTATGCAGTTGCAGCTCCAACAGGTTTGTCTTTTACAGATACAGATGCTAGTTCTACAGGTAGACCTTTTTTAGCATGGAATGAGCCTACAGATTATCCAAATTATCAATATAGAGTAAATGTTGTTGATAGTGCTGGTAATCAAGTTGTTAATAAAATTGTTGATGTAACAAATTGTGATTTAATATTTGTTCCTGTAGATGCTAACTATGTTGCAAGCGTTACAAGTTTAAATGTACTTGGTTCAGAGTCTAGTGCTGCAACACTAACCTTTACAATAGGTAATGCACCAACAGGAACTACAGACATTAAAGATGGTTCAATAGTTACAGATAAGTTACCTGATGCAACAGGAACAAGTGACGGGGTGACGGGTGCTAAAATTGCTAACTTAGCTATTACAAATGCAAAAATTAATGATCTTAACGCGACAAAAATAAATGCAGGCACTATAGATACTAATAGATTAGATGTATCAGGAATTATAACTGCTGGTAGTATTATAGTAACTGGTAGCAATATTTCTGAATTAAATAATAATTCAGGATTTGTTGATGCTTCAGGAGCAGCTTCAGCAGCACCAGTTCAATCAGTTGCAGGTTCTACTGGTGCAGTATCAGCTTCAACAATAATTTCTGCTGGTAATATTATTGTGCAAAATGATAATATTTCTCAATTAAATAATAATTCAGGATTTATAACTGGTTCTGCTGTAAATAGTAATGTTACGAACATATCAGGTGGAGCAATACAAACAGGAACAGTAGCAGCAGCAAGAATAGATGTATCAGGTGTTATTAGTGCTGGTTCTTTATTAACTACTACAGCTACAATTAGCAACTCTTTAAATGTTGGGAGTGGTACATTTACCGTTGATTCTTCAGGTAACGTAGTTGCAACTTCTGTTACTGTAACAGGTAAATACAATGCAAAAAATATAACAGGTAATGGTCAAGCAGGATTATTTAGTACGCTATCTCCAAGTCTTACAGGTGGTAGTGAGGCTTTTAGAGTATTAAATCCATCTGATGATAATGATGTAGACTTTTTTATTCTTATGGGACAAGATCCTTATACAATGAGTTTTTCAGGTGGTAATCCAGCATCAACCAATAAAGGTCTTTGGTTTACTGGTGGTGGTACTGTTTATTTAGGTCACTCTTCAATTTCATTTTCACCTTTAGCGGATAATACAAATGATTTAGGTAGAGCATCAAATAGATGGGATGATATTTATGCAACCAACGGAACAATACAAACTTCTGATGCTAATGATAAATCTAATATAGCTGATTCAGATTTGGGATTAAGTTTTGTATCAAAACTAACTCCAAGAAAATATACATTAATTGATGGTGATTCAAATAGAACACATTATGGTCTTATAGCCCAAGAAGTTAAGACTGTATTAGATGATAACAACATAAATACATCTGATTTTGCTCCTTATATTGAAGGTGAAATTCTTGATACAAACGATCAAGGAACAGGACAATACAAGTATGGTTTAAGGTATACAGAACTTATAAGCATTCTTATTAAATCCATACAAGAATTAGAGCAAAGAATAAAAAATTTAGAAAATTAAAAAATTAATATGTAAGTAAATATAATAAAAAACTAATGTTAAACAATTTATAAATATCAAACATGAGTATAAAATAAGTAAAAGATAATAGAGATGGCTAGACCAATGCAGCAACAAAAATTAATTAGTAAAGAAAAGTTAAAAAAACTTAAAAAACAACAACAAGACAAAAGACACAATCAGGATTAATTATGGCACAACACGATTATAATATTGCAAATCAGACGGGTGCTAATTTTCGAGCTGATTTAAACAACGCATTATCTGCTATAGCTACTAATAATAGCGGTTCTACAGAACCTTCTACTACGTTTGCTTATGAGTGGTGGATTGATACAAATACAGGCGTTTTAAAACTAAGAAACTCAGCTAATAATGCTTGGCTTACTATGCCAATAAGCATTAGTGCTGATAATACAGTTGATATAAATGCTGGAACAGTAAATGGTATTTCATCATTAAGTTTTAGTTCAGGCTCTACAGTAACCTCTATATTAGATGAAGATAATTTTAGTTCTGATAGTGCAACAGCATTAGCAACGCAACAATCAATTAAGGCTTATGTAGCTAGTCAAATTACGCTAGAAGATTTAGATATAACAGATGGATCAAGCACTATATCAATAGACTTAGATAGCGAAACTTTATCACTTTTAGGTGGTACTGGTGTTACAAGTTCTGCTTCGGGTAATGGTGTTACTTTTTCTATAGGACAAGCTGTAGCAACATCAGATAACGTAGTATTTAACCAAGTAACCAGTAGCTTAGTTGGTAACGCATCAACAGCTACAGCATTAGAAACAGCGAGAAATATTGCAGGCGTAAGTTTTGATGGAACTGCAAATATATCACTTAGCACTAGCAATATTACTGAAGGCTCTAATCAATACTACACTAACGAAAGAGTAGACGATCAAGTAAATACTTTATTACAAGCAGGAAGCGGTATTAGTCTTGTCTATAACGATGCAGGCGGAACGCTTACTATATCTAATACTAATGATGCTGATATAACTTCAGTTGTAGCAGGCAATGGTCTTACAGGTGGTGGCACTTCAGGCGATGTTACCTTAAACGTAGCGGTAGATGATTCGTCTATAGAAATAGACTCTGATACTCTTAGAGTAAAAGCAACAGGCATAACAAATGCTATGCTTGCTGGTTCTATTGCCAATAGCAAATTAAGCAATTCAAGTCTAACAATAAATTCACAATCAATATCACTAGGTGGATCACATACCTTTAATACAGATGCTATTGGAGAAGGATCAACAAATCTATATTTTACTAATGAACGAACTGACGATAGGGTGGCTGCTCTTATACAAGATGGAACAGGTATAAGTTTTACTTATAATGATGGTGCTGGAACATTAACCCCGCTTATAACACTTTCACCATTTGATACGGATTCTTTGTCTGAAGGATCAAGTAATATTTATTATACAGATGCAAGAGCAAATTCTGCTATTGATGCAAGAGTTACAAATACTTTTATAAATAATTTAAGTGGCGTTGTAGCTGATACTTCAACAGCATTAGCTACAGCTCGAACTATTGCAGTAGCAGGGGATGTGGTTGGTTCTGCATCTTTTGATGGAACTGCTGACATATCTATATCAACAACAATACAAGCAAATTCAGTAGCATTAGGGACAGATACTACGGGAAATTACGTTGCAACAATATCAGGGACTAGCAACAAAATTTCCGTAACAGGAAGTGGTAGTGAGTCTGCAAATATAACATTATCACTTCCTGATGATGTGCAAATTGCAAATGACTTAACTGTTGCAGGTGAGCTAAGAGTAAATGGTGATCTTACCTATTTAGATACTACCAATTTAAAAATAGAAGATAACCTATTTGAACTTAACGCTAATTTAACTGGAACGCCTGTTAACGACTCAGGTATGTTAATTAACAGAGGTAATCAAAACAATGGCGTATTTATGTGGGATGAATCTGCTGATAAATTTACGCTTGGATTAACAACAGCAGACGGAACAGCAACAGGCAATATTACCCTTGCATCCTTAGGAACATTAGTTGCAAATATAGAAGGCGATCTAACTGGTGCAGTTACAGGATCAGTATCATCTATAAGCAATCATTCAACGTCTGACTTATCTGAAGGCACTAATTTATACTATACGCAAAGTAGATTCGATACAGCTTTTGGTAATAAGTCTACAGGTGATTTATCAGAAGGGAGTAATCTTTATTATACAGATACAAGATTTGATACAAGATTAGCTGCAAAAGATACTGACAACCTATCAGAAGGATCATCTAACTTATATTTTACTAATGCTAGAGCAAGAAGTTCTATAAGTGAAAACTCTACACAACTTTCTTATAACTCTTCTACAGGTGTTCTAACATATACGCAAGGAGATACAGATACAGTAAGTGAAGGCTCTACTAACCTATATTTCACTAATGAGAGAGTAGACGATAGAGTTGCATCATTTATACAAAACGGAACAGGTATAAGCTGGACTTATGATGATGCATCTAATACATTCACGCCAGTTATATCTCTATCTAGTTTTGATACTTCTCT